CGGAGTCTTTGCCGACAATATTATGTGCGTCCTTGAGGAGATTTGGAGCGTAGGCGGGTCGGGGACATGGGCTCAGGACGAGGTCCTTGTCTCGTCCACTAGCGCAGCGGCAAACTTTCAGCTCGTGGGAAACGGTGACGATTTATTCTTGCAGATGATGCGCGATGTCACCAACGGATACACCGCAAAATACCGCGTCACCTATCACGCCGCGCTGGGGTCTGCGACCTCATAGCCGGAGCCCCTTAAAAATGCCAGATAGACACACCCCTGAGGTCGACGCCCCTACCGCCCCAAACTCGCCCGACGCGCTCATTAGTGGGCTGTTAGACGCACTAGACCGCCGCGCCGTTACCCGGGAGTCATCGAGGCCACTGTCGACCGTCGAAACGGCGGCGGTCGGCTTTGGCCGGTGGAAAACTATCATCGGGGCCGTCGCGTTTTTCGGGGCGCTTGGGTCGGGCGTGGTGCTCACCTTCGCGGAACTACAAGCCAAGCCGACGACCGACCAAGTCGACGACCAAATCGAAACGGTGGTCGCGCCCGTGCGAGCCAAAGCCGACGACACCGAACACGAAGTCGACACCGTCGGCGATACGGTTAGTGACATCAAGGCCACGCAAGCGCGACAAGGCGAGGTGCAAAGTTATCTGCTCGAACAAATGGTTTGGCAAGGTAAGGTGGTGCAACACATCGCCCAAAAGAAGAGCCGGCACGAGATACCAAAAAAACCCCCTACCCTCGAAGCCAAAGAACAAAAACTACTAGGAGCAAGACCATGAAAAAACCAAGCATCGACCAAGGCGCGCAAGCGTCGGGCGCCGTTCTCGCAATCCTTGGAGTCTTCGACGCCGCCGCCAAAATGGGTATCACGGCCGATGACCTCGCAATCGTCTTGGGGTCGCTCGCAACCCTTGCCGGCATCGTTCGACATTGGTGGGAGAAACGCAAAGCGGACGGGGCCGACGATGCGTAGGCTCGGATTCGTTATTGCTGCCCTGTGTTTGCTCGTGTCGTGCGAGCGCGGCAAGGTGCTCGAGGTCGCGGGGTGTGCCGCCGGCGACGAGAAAATATCGGTAGCGTTTACCGACCCGCGCGCGGCGGTAAACTACTTGGGCAAGTTGAGCGACGGGCTAAAGGCTCGAGACTCAAAAGCCATCGACGACACCGTCGACTTGCTCGAGCGTCTTATCTCGTGCGTCGATAGCTAGCGAAGCCCATGCCCGTCGACCCCTATCAGTCTGCAAAGTTCGGCTACGCCATCGGCGAAGCCTTGCACGGCACGTGTATCGAGCCCGACCCGATACCGGTGTCGGCGGATTTGACGAAGGGCGACCGTAACTTCGAGGGTGACCCGCTGTTTTTTGAAACGGGCGACGGCGGCGACCTCGAGTTTCGCGAAGGTGAGCCCCGACGAAGCGGCAACCTTTGCAACGCGTCTTATCTTTCGATGTTCGGCGGTAACGTCGAAGACACCGGCCTACCCGACGACAAAAAACAGGCCTGGATAAACTACCTTAGTGACAACCCGTCGCAACACTACCGCGGGCAAACACAGCGGCAACTAAACGAGCTACCCATGACGTCGGCGAACGTGCCGGTGCTCGAAGCTACGGTCGTCGAAGACCACGCATGGATGCTTGCCGACGGGGTCACCACTTCGGTAGCCGCTACCGTTACCATCGTCGGGCCGAAGAGGGCTAAAATCTCCGTCGACATCGAAGCGCTAGGCGAGGTGCAAACCTTCGTGCACTTCGCTAACTGGAAAGCCGAATCCTAGGGGCCCAAAATGCCACTTCCACAAGTTACCGAAAAAGGCGTAAACGACCAAATCATCGCGACCGTCGAGTCTCAAATCGGGCAGACTATCCCGCTGCTAGGCAAGGCGTTCGCGCGGGTCATGGCCGCCGCGTTCGCGGGGCTGATTGTCCTACTCTACAAATACAATAACTACACGTTCTTGCAAATGTTCGTCGCCACGGCGAGCAACATCGCAACGACCGTCAACGGGCAAACGGTTATCCCGTTGCAAGCGTGGGGCGTGCTTGTCGGGGCGGGCCGACCCGTCGCCGCGATCGCGGCCGAACTCGACCTAACGGTAACGGTAACGAACCCGACCGCCGCGGTTATCGACGCGGGCACGCAATTCGTCTCAGGTGATAACGGGGTCACGTACCTAAGCACCGCGCCCGTTTCGATTCTTGGCACGTCAATCACCATTCCCGTCGTAGCCGCCGGCGACCAAAGCAATAACGCGGGCACCGGCACGATTGGCAACCTCGACCCCGGCGCGGTCGTGTCGTTTGTGACGACGCCGGTAGGTGTCTTGCAAGCGGCTGTGGTTGACGTGCAAACCGTTACCGCCGCCGACGCTGAGACCGACGCCGCCTATCGGCAACGGGTAATCGACCGCTTCCAAAAGCGGGCGCAAGGCGGGGCGCTAGTCGACTATGAACTTTGGGGCGAAGAGACGGCCGGCATTATCAACGTGTACCCGTATGCGTGGACATGCCCGGGCGGCGTCGAGGTGTACGCCGAAGCGACCGTCGCATCGAGCGGGAACCCCGACGGGTTCCCCACGCAAGCGCAACTCGACGCCGTCGCCGACTCTATCAACCTCGACCTAAACGGCCGGGCGACGCGCCGGCAAGTAAACGCCTTTCTAGTCACGAACTCGATTACCCGTAAAGGATTTACCGTTACCGTCGTCGGGCTCGAGGCCGACGATTCGGGGTCGGTTATGGCCGAAGTCGAAACGGCCCTCGACTCGCACTTTAAAACCTTCGAGCCCTTTATCGGCGGGGTATCCGTCATTCGCCGAGACCGCGTTACGCAAGCGTCGGTCGCCGGGGTGGTTAGCGCTGTCATTACCGCGGCCGGGGGTACCTTTGTCGACGTGCTCTTGTCGACGGGGCAAGTAGTCGAACAGGTGTTTGCAGGCCGCACGCTTGCCGGTGACGACGACGCCGAAGAGGATGGGGGCATCATGGCGGTAGGCGGCGCAAGTGTCACGATGGGCGGTGCGGCTCACCTAGTCGGCTTTAGAATCCCTAACGTGAGCATACCCGCCGGGTCGGTCGTGCAATCGGCCACGCTCGAGCTAAGCGCTACCGCGCTCAATAACACCTATTCGGAGTTTTCGATTCACGGCGAGGCCAGCGCGACGCCGGCCGCCTACACCGCCGCCGCGAACGACATTTCAGACCGCGACCAAACCGTCGCCGCCGTGCCATGGATTCCCCCGGGGTGGGCCGCCGCTTCGTTGCAAACGACGCCCGACCTAACGGCAGTCGTGCAAGAGGTCGTCGACCTTGCCGGGTGGGCCACTAATAACGCGATGGCGTTTATCATCACGGGCACCGACGACAGCGACCGCGAAGTCGACACCTTCGAGGCCGGGCCGTCGTTGTCGCCTTTGCTTACCGTCGCGTTTCAACTCGAGGTGCCTACCCTCGAGGCGACTACCGCTTACACACTAGGCCGCGGAGAAAAGGCGCGTCTTGATTCGGTGGTTTACTCGTGAGCATGTTTGACACCGTCAAGTTGTTGCTCCCGCGCGCGCGTGCGTGGACAACGACGGTCGACCGAATGTTCGTTCGATTTTTGAAGGGGCTAGCTTTACCTTTCGACGACGTGCGCACCTACGCGGATAGGATGTGGCGCGACAACTTCCCCCAAGACACGCGCTTTCTTTTGTCTTGGGAAAAGCAATTCGCCTTGCCGCCCGGCACGCTAACCGACCAAGAACGCCGCGACCGACTCGACGGGGTGTGGGCGTCGACCGGTGGCCAGTCGCCTAGCTACATCACGACGACCTTGCAGGCTCGAGGCTTTCCAGTCTTTACGCACCCATGGTTCGACGTGCAACCGTGGGGCGTACCGCTCGCCAAAGACCCCCGCGAATACCTGTTGCCTGAGTTCGGCGGCACCGACGTCGACGGTTTTTTGTTGGCGAATCAAACCTACGAAACGACCGAAACAGGACCCTTCGCGGTACTCGGCTCGAGCATCGCATACCTAGGGGAGCCCGAAGCCGTGCTAGGTTATTTCGGCGGCTACGTTTCGACCGTCGTGCCGGCGTACTATTGCGGGCCGACCGCAACAAACCCTACCACGGGCGAGGTCTACCAGACCCACCCCTATTATATGTATATCGGGGGCGAGACTTTCCCCGACACCGTCGACATTCCCGCGTCTAGGCGCACGGAGTTCGAGCGGCTTGTCTTGCAAATTTGTCCGGGGCACCTTTGGAAGGTGCTTCGCGTAAGGTACGTGTAACCAAAATGGCCCTAAACATCGCAGCGACCTACCCCGCAAACACCACCCCGCCGAACGCCGACTACCCGGTAAGCGGTAGCGGCAAGAATGCGTCGTCGCCCGGCGCCCAAGACGGCACGCCGCTAAAAAAGTTGGTGTTCGACGATATCCAAGGGCTTTTGCAAGGGCTGCTATTGCAAGCGGGCATCAACCCGAGCAACGTACCCGACACCGCGATTTTGTCGCAATACGTGCAAGCCATCGGCCGAATCTGTGGTCGCTCGAGCACGACCACCGCCGCGATTCTAACGGGCGACTACACCGAAGCCGAGAGCATTGCGACAAGCGGTTACGATGCGACCGGCGACGGCGGGCACACGATTTGGTACGCGACCGGCGTAACGTCGCTACCGAGCGCGGGCACGACCGCGTTTTCGAGTAGTAAAATCTACGACTCGAAGGGTAACGAGTTCGAGGTACGCGGCAACCTTCGCAACCCGCGTTGGTTCGGGGCGAAGGGCGACAACGCGACCGACGACTCGACCGCGATTCAAGCGGCGGCCACATCGCTAGTTAGTACCGGCGGAGTCGTGTTTTTCGACGCGGGCACGTACCTTTGCGACGGCCCTATCACGCAACCTAACGGCGTCGTGTTCCAAGGCGAGTCGCCCGACCGGTGCACGATTTCTTTCGAGGGGGCGGGCGGTGTCTTCGCAAACGGCTTTTGCATCTTCGCGCAAGGTGCCGTGGCGACTATCGCTAACGACCTTTCGGCCGACGTCGACGCCGGCGACAACGCGCTAGCGTTCACGGGGGCGCACGGGCTCGCCGTCGACGACGTGTTTATTATCCTCGACCCGACTAACTCGAGCCTATCGCCCGCGCAAACGTATTACCGCGCCGGCGAAATGGTGCGAGTCGGCGAGGTCGTCGACCCTACAAACATCGTCGCGTCGCGCGGGCTCTTCGCGGGCTACGTCGCCGCAACCGTCGACCTAGGCAAAGTCATACCTACTACGGTAGGGCTCGAGTCGCTAACCGTGCGCGGGCTTGGCATCGACACGACCACCGGTTGCGTTGGCATTCGGTACGGGCGCGACTGCTACGTGCGCAATGTGCGCTTGCGCGGGACGCAAGCCGACTCGGCCCTCGACCTATCCCGGTGCTATGGCGTCGAGGTCGACGGCGTCGACGGCCTCGACCTCGAGAACTTCGGCACCGTGGGGCGGCATATGGTCGGGGTGTGGAACTCCCAACACGTGCGGGCCCGTGGGCTTCGTGGCGTCGCCTCTCAGGCGTTTTTTGCGACGGGGGGCAAGGCTGCCGTTTGGGCGCCCCCGTGCCGTGACGTGCTCGTGAGCGACTCACACACCGACAGTACGGTCGACAACGCGGCAAGCGTCCACATCGGCGGGGATACTGAGTTTTGGCGCGTATCCGATTGCACACTAGGGGGCGTCACGATGGGCGGCGACCTAGGCACCGTCGAGGGGTGCACCATCTACGGCACCGGGCCCGACGGTAGCTTTACGTCGGGCGCCGCCGTGACCCTCGACGAAGCGCACGGGCTCAACTTTACGGTACAGGGGTGCACCATCCTAGCGACCCGCAACACCGGGCCTAACGTCGCGCTCGTGCACCTCGACGACCCGTCGGCGTCGCTAGACCGCGAAGGCACGGCAAGGCTTGTCGGGTGCCGTATCGATATGCGCGGATTTTCAGGCCTGCCCGTTCGCGCGTCGGCGCGTTCGTTGTCGGGTAGCGCCGTGGCGCACTTCGACATGTCGACCTGTGTTTGCCGGGGGCCGACAAATGTTCTAGTTGGCACGGTTGCAAACGGTGCCGAATGGCGGTCGGTAGCTATCCGGTCTTGCGACCTAAAGGGCACGGGCATCAACGTGCAAGGGTCCGAAGACGTCGACATTATCGGGTGCAAAATCGAAGACGCCCCACTAAATGGTATCTTGGTCAACGGCACGACCTTCGTCAGCTATGGGGTGCAACGCGTAAGCATCCAAGGGTGCAACGTCCGACGGGCGCAACGCGCGGGCATTTCTATCAGCGACACGACGACCACATACGCGGTACGGGCGTTCGTCGGCAACACCGAATCGACGAATAACAATCAGTCGGGCACCGCCGGCGCGGTGGGCCTCACATATACGAGCGTCCACATGCAAAACGTTATCGCTACGGTAATGCAAGGTTGCGTTATCGGAGACGACGCCGCCGTGCCAACACAGCTTGCGAGTTATTCGGGCGAAGACTGTGTGTCGCTTTTGTCGGTCGACGCCGTCGTATTCGGCACGGGTCTCGAGCCCGACTTTGTCGGCGCCGTCGGGCACCAAGCATGGGCGACGCGTAACTCGGGCGTCGACGAAGCGAAGTCGACCGGTACGCTAGGATTGCAAGGGGGCGTCGCCGCGCTGGCCGGCGTCGGCGCGGCGGGTCTAGTTGTCGGCGACGGGGTCGGTAACGTCGGCGTAACGTTGCGCGCGCCGGCGGCGGGGGTCTCTAGGTTTGTCGCGGGAGACTCAAACAACGCTAACTTGTTCGAGTTGCAAGGTGACCACGGCGCGATAGCTTGGAACTTTTTTGTTAATGGCGGCGTCGACCTTCGACTTTTTGAGGATGCGGCCGAACTAGGCCGCGTTTACTCCGACGACACCGACGGGCCGGGAGGGTTCAACGTAAACATTTGGTCCATCGGCACGGCGGTAAACAGCGGGAGCCAAGGGGGACCCTTTGCCAGCGGGCACCGGATTACGCAAACGGTCGCCGGCGGGGCGATAACGGGGCAAGTTACATACAACTTCCCCGAGGCCTACGACCAACCCCCCTACGTTTTCTTGGAGGGCTTCGGCGTCGAGGCCGGCGGGTGGACGAAGAGCACGGTTACAACGACGAGCGCTATTTTTCTGTTTGATGGGACGTTAGCCGTCACCGATATTACCGGGTTCGATATTCTCGTCGTCGGGCGCCGCTAGTCTTTGCGGTACTCACGACCGGCCCACCCGCCGCGGGCGTCGACTGGCCACCGGTGCCCGTCGTCGGTACGCGCCCACGCGGGTAGGTCGTTCATACACGCTTCTAACCCCTCGACGGTGCCGAAGCCGTCGGGGCATTCGGCGACCTCTTCGTCGTGCACGTGCAACACAATCGGGTAGCCGGCGCGGTCGGTGTTTAGCATCCCGTGTGCCATGATATCGCGGGCCGTCGCTTGCGTGACGTTCTCGCATAGCTTCCCCCCGTATGTACTCATTTCCATCCACACCCCGACACGTCCATATTTCGCGTTCGAGTTCATGCCCCAAAACCAAATTTCGTCTTGGAGCCGCCCCCATT